AGGCCTTGCAAGACCATCAAGATATTTGGTAGTAATACAACCACCTCAAACATTGAAGACACTTACAAAATCAGTAGGACCTCAAGGTAGATATACAGAAACTATGTCAGCCGCTGAAGGTGGTCTTAATGAATTAGAGAGTAATGAATTAAAAAGAAATGTAGGTATGATGTGTCAATCTATAACCATGCCTAGTAGAGATATTGCAACAGCCGAGAATAGACAATACGGACCAGGTAGACTTATGCCATATGCATACAAGTTTAGTGGTTCTATTGAAGCAAGTTTCTATGGTGATAAGTTTTTAAGACAGAGAGCATTCTTTGAAAACTGGCAAAAGAAAATTATGGACATCAATACACACCACATGGATTATTATGACAATTATGTTGGTAGTATGGACATATTTCAATTAGGTTCTTTTGACGCTGAACAAGATAGAGATAGAGTTACATATGCAGTAAGATTGTATGAAGTATATCCACAAACTATCGGTTCATATGATTACAGTTATGGTGCTACAAACACACAAGTAAATGTTCCTATTACATTAAACTTTAGAACATGGAAGAACTTGACTATTGACCAAGTTAACGGTGCAACAGTAGGTCAATCTATGGGTGATGTACCTACAATCAAAGCAGGAAAAGATTTTGGTTTATTTGGAGGCATACTAAATAGATTGCCGCCTGAAATCAGACGAGCAGGTAGAGATGTGCTACAGGCGACTAAACGAAATCTACCAATTGGTAGAGTTACTGGTGGTAAAGTATTCCCACCATTCTTATAATAAAAAGGAGATAATATTATGGCTTTGCCTATATTAGAAACAGCGACATATGAGTTGACATTACCATCAAGTGATGTACAAGTCAAGTACAGACCTTTTCTTGTAAAAGAAGAAAAGATTTTGTTACTAGCCATGGAGTCCGCAGACGCTGGCGAGATTACCAAGGCACTTAAAGGTATTGTTCATGCATGTACATTTGGCAGTATCAATGTAGATTTGCTACCAACATTTGATTTAGAGTATATCTTTTTAAATGTTAGAGCTAAGTCAGTAGGCGAGGTTGCTAAATTAAAGTTACTTTGTCCTGATGATAAGGAAACTTATGCAAATGTAGAATTAGATTTGTCTAAGGTAAATGTACAAGTAGATGATGAACATACAAATGAAATAGTGGTAAATGATAAAGTTAAAATGATTTTAGCATATCCTACTATTGATAGTTTCGACCCTAAACAAGACGCAACTACATTAAAAACACAACAGTTATTTGATGTGATTGCAAATGTTGTTTACGAAATTTATGAAGGCGAAACTGTACATAAAGCAAGTGATTATACTAAAGAAGAAATGCATGAATTTTTAGAATCATTATCAACAGATGTATTCGTGAAAATTCAAACATTTTTTAATACTATGCCACGATTACAACATGAGGTTGAGGTAGAGAATCCAAAAACCAAAGTGAAGAGTAAAATTATGCTGAGTGGGCTACAAAGTTTTTTCGCATAGCCCTCTCACATGATAACTTAGAGAATTATTATCAGGTGAATTTTGCATTAATGCAACACCATAAATATTCTTTAAGTGAACTAGAAAACATGATACCGTGGGAGAGGGAAATTTATATGAATTTATTAATAACTCATATAAAAGAAGAAAACGAAAAGGCTAGGGAGAGGGCTGCAAAAGGAAAATGAGTACAGAAACAAAAAAAGTAAACTTAGAATTAGAGATTGACACTTCAACAGTTGACTCTAGTAAAAACAAATATCAAGGCCTTATTGACCTTGCAAAAGCAGTTGATAGTTGGAGAATATTTCCAAGAGTATTCATCACAACATACATCTTCTTATTGTATAAAGTGGTCATTTGGTACATGGAGTTAAATGCTCCTACTATGGAACAAAGTGGGTTAGTTAGTATCGTAGTTGGTGCTGGCGCTGCCTGGTTTGGTCTATACACAGGCACAAGTAAGAGTAAAAAATAATGGCAGATAATAAGGGTAAAACTAAAGGCGCAATAATGTCAGCTGTTCAATCAGCACAGATGGCCGTAGGTTCAGCATTAAGAGGTGGACAAATGGCTATGGGTGGTGGTGATGGCGGTGCTTCGCAATCAATACCCTTATTAGAAGATTTAAGGTCTATTGGTAGAGAGAATGAAAAGAATACAGAGAGTATGCTTAGTATATTCAAGGCAATGTTTATCTTTGATAAAGAACAGGCCGCTCGATTAAGAGACCAATCAAGAGAGAATAAACAAGAAGTGCCAACAGGTCCAACTGGTGGTATGAAAGGTGATGTAGGACAACTAAAAGAATCTAAAGGAATACCTGGTGTATTGGCAGCTGCGGCTGCTTTGACAGCTTTGGCTGCATTTGCTAGAGGAACAAATCTTGAAGATATAATTAGATTACCAACACAGTTAAAAGGTATTAAGGGAATAGCAACTTTTGTAAAAGGTGTAACACAGATTGGTACACTTGGTTTAGGTGCTAAATTCCTAGATAGTGCAACAGACAGTTTAAAATTATTTAAATCTAATTTTATTTTAAGATTAGATGAGTTAAAAGCTTCAGCATTAACTAAATTCAAAGATTTAAAACTACCAGGTTTTGTAGGTTTGGCAGACAAATTTAAAGAGTTGAATTTTGTACAAAAAATAACAAACTCAAAAGCCTATGCTATGGCAGTAACATCATTGAACGGTATCAAAACAGGTATTGCAAATGTAATAACACCTATGAAGAATGCCTTTGGTGCTATATTTGGTACAGGTGCTAGTGGAGGTCCTGCCGGTTCAGGTGGTGGTAAAAGTGTTTTAAGTAGATTATTTACCCCATTAAAAGCAATCGGTAGTGTTGTTGGTAAATTATTCTTACCTCTTACAATCATCATGGGTATATTTGATGGTTACCAAGGTTTCATGGATGAGTTTGAAAAAGAGGGTAGTATTCTTGACGGTATCAGAGGTGCAGTTACAGGTATTGTAGATGGTTTTGTAGGTGGTCTTGTTAGATTAGTTACAGATGTAATAGGTTGGATGTTAGAAAAATTAGGTCTTGAACATTTGGCAAAAGTCATTACAGATTTTGGTACAGATGTTACAGCTAGTTTTAGTACAGCAGTAGGTGGTATGGTTGACTTTGTAACAGGTATATTTTCATTAGATTTAGAAAGAATTACAAAAGGTCTTAAAAACTTAGTTGGCGGTACAGCAGACTTCTTATTTACATTAGTAACAACACCAGTTGACGCTGCTATAGCATTTGTGTCAGACATATTTAATCTAGGCGACCCCGATAATCCATTTACTATTAGAGGTTTCTTATTTGGTGATGAGGCAACAGGTGAAAAGGGTGTTATCAACAAAGCAGTAGATTTTGTTAAAGACTTATTTAATATGGATGGTCTAAAAGAAAAGTTTGATAATATAAAAGCAAGTGTACTAAATTTTGGTTTAAGAGCCAAAGCAGTTGTGGCTGCTAGTGCAGCTTTTGTCAAGGCAGGATTTCCAGGTGGCGAATCACCAACAGAGGCATATAAAAGAGTTTTTGATGAAGTTATGGCTTCAGGTCAAGCTAACACTAATGATAAAACGGAAAGTGGTGAAGACATAGCAAAAACAAGTGTAACAAATGTACAAGGCGATACAACAGAAACAACTTACAAAACTGAAACTATTAATAGATACGGTAAAAAAGGTGAGAGTAATGTTGTGTATATTGATAACTCATCTAATCAAAATAGTCAAACAACAAATCAGAAAAACGAAACATACACAGGTTCGTTGACTACAGGTAGTGATTCATATTTTGATAGAGAAGCCTACGGTGGTGCCTAGTATTGACCAAGGTCTTTTTCAGTAATAATCTTAAACTCCATACCATTATCTTCACAGTATCGTTTAGCGGCAGACCATTTGGCCTGATTTTTAATATACTCAAATGATTCACGCATATACGATTTTGTTTTCTTTTTTGGTGGTTTGGGCTTACCTACTTGGCGAGAGGGTTTTATCTCAATCATGTACTTATGATTATTCACCGTCTTTACAACAAAGTCAGGAAAGTATCGGTGCCATTTATTGTCTAGCGGGCTATAATATCTAACTGGTAATTCTTCACTTGCCCAAAATAGAATATCCTCATTAAGGTCACAGTATCGCATGAACCGTCTTTCTAATAGTGAACGATACACTATCATTTTGGTATCACCGACATATTTCTTGGGATTGGTGGGTTTGTATAAACCTTTATAACTCTTTCTCATATCACTCTTGTAACCTATATAAATATTACTAACTAAGGATTATTTATACATGGCATTTAAAGCATTAGGACAACACATCAAGAATTTAGCAATACCACATGTAAGTGAGATTGTTAATAATTTTGTAAATAGTGGTAGTCAAAAAGACGCAGGTAAAGTGGCGGCTAAGTTGATGAAGAAATCAGGTATGGATATACCAGATAGTCCTTCACAGGCACAAGTGGCAAATCCATTATCATTCAGTCCTGTACAATATCCATTAGACCTTGGTAGTAACGAATTAGGACATTACATATTATTTGAATCAGGTTTTGTAGGTTATAGTCCACAAACAAGTCAGTTTAGGTCAAAAAGAGTACAAACAGGTACAACAGGACCAGCAGGCAGATATAAAACATATTCTTATGAACCATTTGACAAACAAAAAGTTACAGCAAAAACACCGTCACATTCAATATCAACATCTGGTATCGCATTGTATATGCCACAAGGTGTAAAGGTAAGTTACAATCAATCTTATGACGCAGACACAGAAACAGGATTAGTAGGAGATTTAGAGGCAGCTGGTGTTGCAGTTGGAACAGCAGAGGGAAATGCCGCTAAGATAGAAGCTGCATTACAAGGTGTTATAGGTGCAACAGCTAGAAACGCAAAACAAATTTTAGGTGAATTCGTATCACTTGCCGGTGTAGGTGACCCCGTAAGATTTGCCGCTAAAAGAGCTGGTGTTGCAGTAAACCCTAGAAGTGAGGCATTTTACAATTCACCAAATCAAAGAACATTCTCATTTACATTTGATTTTTGGCCTAGAAGTAATGAAGAGGCAGAGGCAGTAGAAAAGATTATTGCCATATTTAAATACAATTCAGCACCAGGTTTTAAAGCAGGTACATTAGGTTCTGTATTCACTACACCTAACTATTGGAAAATTAGTTACATGTTTAATAGTGAAGAGAATATGTCATTGAATAAAATTGGTGCTTGTTACTGTACAGATGTAGAAATTGATTATTCACCAGACGGACAATGGACAACATTTGGTGACGGTAAACCTGTTCACACTAGAATGACAGTTAATATGTTAGAAGACAGAATTATCACTAAACAAGATATTGAACAAGGCGCATAATGAAATACTTTAATCAATTCCCTGCTATCGAGTATAACCTATCAGGTATAAATGGTGATACTAAAACTGTAACAGATATTTTTAGAAAAGTCAAGGCAAGAAGTAAAATTGTCGATAATGTATCTGCTTTTGATAAGTATGATGTACAAGAGGGAGAGAAACCTGAAGACATTGCATATAAAATGTATGGTGACGCAGATTATTTTTGGGTTATAACACTTGTGAATAACATTGTCAATAGATATTATGACTGGCCATTAGACGAGTATGTATTTCAACAATATGTAGCAGATAAGTATTCTAATCCAGATGGTATACACCACTATGAGAGAGTACAAGATAGTGGACCACAAACAGGAGAAGGACCGGCAGATTATTCACACCTAATGGAGTGTAATAGTACAGACGCCGGTGCTCAATCAGTATCAAATATAGAATACGAAAGAAGATTACAAGACAAGAAAAGGCAAATCAAATTATTATCTAAGAACTATTTACCTGCCTTTGAAAATGAATTTAGCAATTTGATAAGAAGATAATGATATGGCAAATGAAACAGATGTACTAGATAGAGTCGGTAAGTACAACTTATCCGAACTATCAATAATCTCATACAGACAAGACAAAGAAGACAGCTTACCTAAGTTTATAGACATTAAGGGTATTATGCTGTCTATGACCATTACCGAGGATATGTTCAATCATACTCTATCAGGTGCAGTCACCGTATATGATACGCAAGATGTAAGAACGGTATTACCACTAACAGGTCTTGAAAGACTATCAGTCAAGTTTAATACACCGGGCATGAGTGGTTATGATATGTCAGAGGATAACGGTGTACCATTTCAGATATACAAGGTAGATAGTGTAAGAAAAGACCCTAGTAATGATATTGGTCAATTCTATAAAATATATTTCTGTTCGCCAGAGATGTATAACAATCAAGTTACAACAGTCAGTAGAGCATACAAAGGTCCTGTAGAGGACGGTGTACGAGATATAGTCAAGGCAAAGAAATACCTTAACAGTAAGAAACCATTGTTTTTAGAACCGACAAAGACAAATGCCAAGTATGTGATACCAAGTTTAAAACCATTTAAGGCAATACAATTTTTAGCAAATCAAGCCATATCAGGTAAATACAATAACTCAGGTTATAGGTTCTTTGAAACATCACAAGGGTTTCATTTTAGAAGTTTAGAATCCATGATGGCGGTCAATGGTTCTGTTGCTCGACCTACGATATTTAACTTTCAACACCAAATACAACAGATACAAGATTCAAAGAAAGATGAAGTCAAGAATATAAGAAGAAGAATGGAAGGTGTTATCAAGTACGAGTTTAACAAACCAGTTGATACATTGACCAATATTATTGATGGTTTCTATGCCAATAAATTAGTGGTGCATGACGCATTTAATAAAACAATTAGAACACATGATTTCAATTACAAAGAGAATTTTACAAAAGGGTTTCATACTGAAACAATAGGTAGCGAATCAGATGAATTTAAGATGATTACCCCTGACACAAAATTAAATGACACCGGCAAGAGTTTATACGATTTCGCAGATAGTAAGAAGATGGTGGTAACCGAAACAAGTAAGGTACATAATGATTATGAATTCGTGCCTACTTCCGATACATTACCACAAATAGTTAGTCAAAAGGCAGGATATAAGAATTTAAACCTATCACTATTAGTATATGGTAATACATCAATCAATGTAGGTGATATAATAAACTTCACGGCACCAGTAATGCAACCTGGAGAGAAACCTGAACCAAATCCATATACAAATGGTAGATATCTGATAATGGCGATTAAACATACAATATCAACAGAGGCACAAAGACATGAAATGACACTACGCTGCTTCAAGGATAGCGTTAGGACGCCATATCCGAGTGAGTCCGACCCATTAATCGTAGGTAAAGAGAATGAGGTCACATATGATATATACAAAGAGGATATCACAGAGATTTAGAGATTCCGGCGCCTAAATGGTAGCTGGCCAGATAATGAGTAAAATGAGAAATAAACAACTGAAACAAATAGTGTGTACTACAGGCACAGGTAACGCAGAGGCAGATATGTTAGGCAATATTCTAATATGGGTAGAGAGGTCAAACAGACCGCCATCTCATAGGTTTCATAGAAAGAAACCTGTAAGAATGTCTAATATGAGTAAACTAAGAGTGGTCGTCAAGAGAACTTGGAGATACTCAAACGAGCTTTTACGCAGATTATATGCCCTACCAGGTAAGGGTTACCAGAGGGTACGAGAGTGTATAAGTAGTATGCGTAAGAATAGAGTAAATAGGTAATTAATGCGTATGCTTGGTGCTTTAAAGGCAGGCATATATCGGAAAAAATAAAATGCTAGACAACAATTTTTTAGGAAGAAATGGGTTTATATGGTTTAACGGCGTAGTCGAAGACCGTCAAGACCCTCAGAAACTAGGCAGACTACGAGTACGCTGTGTAGGTATTCATACGGATAATAAAGATGACCTGCCTACGAGTGACTTACCGTGGTCGCAGTTGATTCATCCTATTACTTCTTCAGGCATATCAGGTCTAGGTTCTAGTCCAGGTTTTATTGTCGAGGGTACATGGGTGTTCGGTTACTTCCGTGACGGAACTAATATGCAAGAACCAATGGTGATAGGGAGTTTACCTGGTAAACCATCGGAGTTGGCAGACACCTCTAAAGGTTTCTATGACCCTAACGGTGTTTATCCGAAGTACAAGGATGAGGTTGATACCAATAGACTGGCGGTTAATGATAGTGAGGCACCACATTTAGGTTTAGAATTAAGAAAATTAACAAGGAAGACTGGCGTCCCAACTGCCGACTTTGATGTAGTACCAGTACAAGAACATATCAGCACAGAGATAACTGCCTCAGATGGCGACACATGGAGTCAGCCTGCTATACCGTATCAGGCAGTTTATCCATATAATCATGTGTTTGAGAGTGAGAGTGGACATATCATGGAGATAGACGACACCAAAGACCATGAACGACTATTCACGGCACATAGAACAGGCACCTCACAAGAGATAGACAAGGATGGTAACCAGGTTAATATAATTAAAGGCGACCATTATAACATAGTATCAGGTAAAAGGCAAGCGATTATTGAAGGCAATGCTGATATTACTATTGGTGGCAGGCATAAGATATTCATTAACAAGAATGGTGAAGAGAATAACCACTACGATATACAGATAGGTCCTAATGCGTCAGTTAATATACAAGTAGATAAAGGGGATATGAATGTGGTATTAAAAGATGGTAAGATGAATACAAATGTGAGTGGCGACTACAATATGAAAGTAGGCGGTGATATGAATGTAGATGTAAGAGGCAACCTAAATGAAACTGTCAGTAAAGATAAAACATCTAATACAACTGGCAATGTCATTCATAGAGGTGCTCGAATAGACTTAAATCCATAAAACCACCAGAGAAAAGCGCTTTACGGAAGCCAGCTGATTCGCTAAACTATAAATGCAATAACATCCATGAAACATATATCCAAATACAAAAAACATGCCAAACTAGCAGGCGTATCTTTATTTACTTTCTTTCTATTAAAGGGAATAGGTTGGTTGGTTTTACTCTATCTAGGACTTGAAGTTATTTTCTGATTTCTTAAATAGAAATTTTCCGAGGATATTTTCTCGCCTCCAAAGTCGCTTCATTACATGATATACTCCGATAGGTAACTTTACATGTATTACTCTCTTACCACTTACTAATATCATATCGCCTATTAGACGGCCACTTATAATACTAAACCCTACACAACCTTTAATCATCTTCTTCCTCTTCAAGTCTTCTTTGTTCTTGTTCTTCTCTAAAGCCTTCCATTAACACTTCATGTAAAGACTTCTCTCTATCAAGTCTTTCTTTCTTATGCAACCTGGACTGTTTAAGGCCAATGTCTAATATATCTTGTTCTTTTTTGGTTTCTTCTAAAAAGTCTTTGGTCATCTAAAAAAGTAATCTTTCAGTATATCTTCAATGTAGAAGTATAGAAAGGTTATTATTACAATCCAACTTACAAGGGTGGTTATTATTAGTTTCTTCATATATTTTTTCATAATGGTATTATACTGTATTGTTGTGATAATGGCAACCATAAGATTATGTCGCAGCTTCTCAGGTTGCTAACTATTATATATAACGGTGTCCGTCCTCCAGAGGAACCTCCAGA